CTATTGGAGTCTGTTATTTACAGACCCATATTTACAAAATGCCTCGCGGGGTTCCGGCCTGCGGGGCATTTCCATTTCCAGCAGCTGTTCGGCTGCGATCCCTATACTGCTCTTGCCCAGAGCGTCCATCATGACGCTCCGCTCTCTGTGAGCTGTCACGCAACTTGAGAATTTCCGTCACGAAACTTGAGAACGGCGCTCGACACTTTTCCGCAGTTGGCACAGTCATTGCTTAGAAATTTGCCGGAACAAAAAGGGGCGTGGATACCGTGTCGAAAATGACACATCCACGCCCTTTTTTCTTTTTTTTGCTTACTGCCCCAGCTTGTTTTTACCCACGGCGGGTTCAAACGTGGCCACGCGCTGGTCCTGCGGACGGGCGCGGGGGCGTTCTCCCCTGGCCAGGCGGGCCACACACGCTGTCAGTAGGCGCACCCCCATAGGAGCAAGCTCCCGCCGCCACAGTTCTGTGGCCGTTTCTCCAGGCAGGACATGACACCAGTCCTGGGCTTCGATGGGGCCAGTATCCGCCCCGTCGTCCATCCAGTATGCCGTCCCCCCGGCCACAGGTTCGTGCATGGCCAGAGTCCAGCGGATGGCGTCGCGCCCCCGGTGCCGGGGCAGAAGCGACGGGTGATACGCCAGAATCCCCAAGCCGCACCGGGCGCGCACCACAGCGGGCAGGTACCGTTGGCAATAGGCGGCCACGCCAAGATCGCATGGGGGCACGCCCTCCAGCGAGAATACCGGGATACCGCACAGCCAGGCTTCTTCCTCAAGCCTGTCCCCGCTCGTGTCCGGACACACACCGGCCACAGTCACGCGGGGCAGCAGCGAGAGCTGTCGCAGCACTTCAACGGCCAGCCACTTTTGCCCGAAAATCACGACGCGCATGTGGCCCCTCCGATGTACCGGAACCCCTGTACGGCCCGAAAATGCCCCCCATAACCGGGGGAATGCCCCTGGCCTTGTAAGGTCCCGGCTCGCTCCCGTGACCTGGTCATGGACCGGGCACTTCTGGCTTTGTTCTCGCCGTAGAGCCTAGCGCTTACTTGCGTCCATAAGGGGGAGCGTCGCAGAGCCGCACACATGCCCGGATGCGACGTGTGAAACAGTGTTGGCATCGGCTTGCCATAGCGGTTCTGGCCGTCACGCCACATCTGGCAGATAGTGTTGAGAAAGCGCATACCTACGCCAGCTCCCTGCCACTCAGGCATGACTACCAAGCGGCAGGCCCGTGCCTCCACAAAGCCCTGTCGGGTACTAACCGCCACATGGGCCACGGGTTGGCCGTCCACAAAGCCTACATAGTTGGTGGCCGCGATCATGTGCGGCAGCTTTAGATAGTGATGCGGCTCAAAATACGGCCACCATTCCCAGCCCGTTTGCCGGATTTCCAGCTCGAAGCGGGGACGTTGAAGACACCCCCGTGTCCACCGAAAGCCGTCGCCGCCGGTGTCGAAAATCCAGTCCGGGGCCAGCCAGTCGATGATGTCGTAGTGGCACGAAAGCAGGACAACCTGCCCGCCGGTACGCCGCCAAGCCTTGGCAAAGGCAGTCGCTCCGATCTTGGCAATCTGCCGGTCCACGACGCTGGTGAACTCGTCCACAACGGCGCGTTCCGGGGCCTCACAAATCAGACGGGCCAGCGAGGCCCGAAACCGCTCTCCCGTACTCAGTACATGGTAAGGACGTAGCCAGGCGGGCACATCTCCAAGCCCCACAGCGGACAGGGCACCCGTAACGGCCTGCCAGTTTCCGCCTCCATCCTCTGGGGAAATGGCGTCGATGATGGGCCTGTCCTTGGGCCAGCCTTCGGCCCCACGCAGGGCTTTTTCCCCCCAGATACGGGAACCAATGCTGGACTTGCCGGAACCGGAAGGCCCAACGACCAGGCCGATCTGCCACGGCTCCGCATCGGGGCCATCGATGGGCAGGTCCGCGTCGAGGTCGAAACCAATACCGTCGGCATTGAACAGTGAGCGGACCAAGGCGGCGCGGTAGGAATCGAAGGTCGGTGCGGGATAGTGGATGGCAATTTTCATACGCGCACCACCCGGCACTTGTAGCCTTCGGCCTTGAGGCGTTCATACACGGCCTTGTGGTCGGCCTCGTCCTTGCACATAACAATGACGCCGAATTTTTCCTTGTACTTGAAGCCGTTAACCCCCAGCATGGGCCGGGGCTCCTTGGACGTTGTCTGGTCCATAACAGGATTCCTTGCGGCCTTCTGGTGGCTCTGTGTTGGGGCACACGGCCCTCACGGTATAGTATGTCCCGCAACGGGGGCACTTAAATTGCATGATCTCAACCTTGCCCCGCCCCAAAAGTTTGTTGCAGCGCGGGCATCTGACGTCTGAAAGTTTCTCCTGATTCATGGCGCTAAAATCGTTGCACCCCAACGAAAATCTGTCTATCGTGCCTCTTGTCTCGTCCAGAGACGACACGACAGGCGGATACTCTGCAAGCGGCTGCCTTCCGCTTGTGGGGCCGTGGTGCGACGTTAGGCCGTCGCGCCGGTGGGGGCGTGCGTCGCCCCCGCCACTGTCAGGCTCTACTATGCGGGAACGCGCCGCTCCCTGCCCGGAAACAGCGCGTTCCATGCACATTATTTTCCCAGCCCCGGTCCCGCCGAAATGGCTTTCTTGAGCTGTTTCCACTTGATATGTTGGTATGTTTTCAGTAACATAGACGGATCGGAATGCCCCATTATCTCGGCAACGGCTTTGATGTCGGCGTCATATTCCAGGGCGCTTGTCGGGAAGGCGTGTCGCAAGCTGTAGGGCGTTATGACACGGGAAATTCCCGCTGCCTTCCGTGCCGCGTGCCACGCATGGCCGATACACATGACCTTTTTCCCCTGCCAATGGATGACCCACGGGCAGTCTATTTTTGCGTCCTCTTCCCACCACCTACGCAGCTCCGGTAAAACGTCATCCCGTACAGGAATCAGGCGGGATTCCGCGCGTGCGCCTTTCCGGGCGTTAGGCATGCGGATGATCCCCGCGTCCAGATCGACGTCTTCCCAGCGCAATTTGAACAGCTCCGAGGGGCCGATGCGCGGCCCGGCCATCATGCCCAGCGTGATGACGCGCGCCACATGATACGCGGCCACGTCGCGCATACGCCTGGCTTCGGCCAGTGTGGGCGGCATGACCCGCCGTGCCCTGGGCCGGGGAAAGCGCACCCCCTCCAGCGGATTGATGGCCAGTCTGCCCGTACCGACGCCCCAGCGTAGTATCGTGAGCAACAGCTTCGCCCGCAGGACAGCCGTTGCCAGGGATACCCCCGACTGACGCTGCCCCTCTAGAAACTCGCTGATGTGCTGGGGTTTGAGCCTCCGGGCCTGCCAGCCTCCAACCAGACGCAGCACCGGCCGGAGGTGGTAGCGCCCGCTTTTTTGTGTCACGGGGTGGGTGCAATGCACCGTAAAATAGACATCCGCCAGCTCCCTGACGGTAATTCCTTTTGCCATGCGAACCTCCTGTTATATGGTCCGCACGACTTTTTACCCTGCACATCCTTCTGTCAAAAACTACCTCCTTTCCATGTCCTGCCGCATGGCTTCCAAGCGCCGCACCATCTCGGCCGCGTCCTCCTGGGACATATCGCCGTGTCGCTCTTCAAGGCGTATCCACCAGCGGGTGGCGCGGCAATCCTCGGCCCGGACGTGTCCGCCCGCCGTGGCAATCAGGCCCCGGCAAACGCCGGGCAGCCAAGCGGCCGGGCGCAGCAGGCCGCGCAGGCCCTCGTCGTTCCAGCTTTGGCCGATGTGAGCCAGCCAGTCCCTCACCATGACCCGCCAGCCTCGCCAGAAACGGGGCTGATCGAACACGCAGCTCTCGGCCTCGATGCGGCCGCCATGATGTGCCCAGGCGGCAAAAGCCCGCACGTCGAACCGTCCCGGCTCCCCCCAGTTGCGGATCAGGCAGCGTCGCAGGATGATCCACATACAGGATTGAACTTCCGGGCCGCGCCTTCCGAAGTCCTCAAGGATACAGTCCTCAAAGATGACTACCTTGCCGCGCTCCACCGCCAGCTTGTCCGCATCTCCTGAACCGCAGAGGATGAGCTTTCCCGCGCCCCGGATGACGCAGCGCCGGAAGATGGCGCGGCTGCCCCAGGTGATACCTGCCGCCTCGTCCAGCCGCTCCAGTGGGCAGGCGGACAGATCGATGATGCTGTCCTCCACCAGCCAGGACTGCCCGTCGCTGATTCCCAGGCCGTGCCCGCCAGCGTCTGGAGCGGTGATACGCTGTCCAGCGACCCTATACGTCATAGCTCACGTCCACGGCCTGCACAGCCTCCACGCTGTCTGCCGCGTCCACAGCGGCCAGCAGCTCGTCACGGCGAGCGGCGTGCCGTGCCTGAACAAACGCCAGACCTTCCGCGTCATCCACGGCAAAAAGGGCCGCACCCACTGCTACGTCCTGCGAGGTGGGCATGGCGGCAGGCATAGTGAGGGAGGCGGCCAACGCGGCGTCGTAGCCGGACAGCACCTCGGCAGTTTTGGCCTCCTTGGCATCGGGGAGTGCGCGGGCGGCGGCTTCCTCGGCGGCCTTTTCCTCACGGCGTGTTTTCTCCTTCCGCCACAGGGCCACATACGGCGCGACCTGTTCGTCGTAGTCCGCAACGGTCAGGGGCTGGTTGGGACCGCCCGTCCACTCCGTATGGCCCGCGTCATCGCGCCATTGCAGGGCATGCAATCCGTCAGGGGCCTGGAAATCAAAAACCAGGGCTACCCCGTCGCAAATAATCAGCTTATCGGCGGGGACAACCGTAACAGTCGTAACAGTGGACATGGGAGCAACCTCCAAAATGGTTGGGAATTGAGGGGATAGCATGACCCGTTCCGGGTATCTGCCAAGGGTACAGGACAGGTCCGTCCATCTCACGTCGGGCCTTGATCTGTTCCGCTCTGGCCAGAATTTCTTCTTCTGTGATTTCCCGCAGACCATGCGGGGTGTGTTCAAGCCACATAATAGCCTCCGGTTATTTGTTTTTTTAGGGAAAATGTCGGTCTTGCTGGCACTGTCGGGGAAACCACCCTGTCCATCGAGCAGATGCCAGCGCATGCCCACCAATGGCGTCATGTCCAAACATGGATTTCCGGTGAAACGCATGCTGATGGCGTTACAAAAAATGGCAATATCAATGGCGATACGCACGGAACCACAACTACCGTAGGCGGCTCCAAGCCTCACGACCACCCGCTTGAGGGGGCTACGGAGCAAGCCGACAGCCTGCCTCCGTTCCTTTCGTTTGAGATAGTGGTCAGGGTGGCATAGGGGCGTCCTCCGTGGGTTTGCGGGCGGGATGTGGGTCTCGGACCCGCCAGCAGAGCCAGCCGGATGGGCTTCGGATGCGCCCAAAACGACACGCCCTCTCATGTCGGGCACGGTGCCGCCGTGGCCATCTTCCCCGCCGTCACAGAGCACCCAGTTTTCACGCGGTTCCGTCTCTCCGGGCATAATGGCGCGGCGGCCGTCGGAACCGCCAAACTTTACGCCGTCAACAGCAATGGGGACGCGCATGGGGAAAATGTCCCACGGGTTGATCTTGGCTACCGTTTCCTGCAGAGCCTCGATTTGCTTCTTCAAGGCGGCGATGGCGTCGTCATGGCCGGAATCCGCCTGGGAACGGGCTTGTTCCTCCTGGGAGATGGCTTCCGCCAGGTCCTTGCCCTGGGATTGCATGGCGTTTGCCAATGTCGTGTCGGCCTCGGCCAGTGCCGCAACGGCGGCGTCCGATTTTTCCGCGAACCGGTCCAGGGCCTGCAGGCTTTCCCGAATACGCGGGCAGTCCTCACGCAGCGTATTGCGCGGGTGCGGCAGGGGCAAGGACAGATGGGGGGTCTTTTCGTCGTAAGCCATACGGTCCTCTCTACTTCACGGCCAGCATGCGGATATTGCGGACACGGGGACGGGCCGTGGCCGTGCCCGACAGCTCGATCTTGGCCTTGACCATATCGCCGCCGGAAAGGGCCAGCTCGTAGCGGAACTCCACCAGCCCGTCGCCCTGGTTCACGGTCCCGGCCTTGGTCATCTCCTGCCATTCCCCCTCATCCTCGCGCATTTTGGGCGTCACGGCGGCCCCGGCGGGAATGATGGCGTCAAAGATCAGAACGCCCTTGGCCGCACCGGAAGACGTGATGCTGCGGGTGCAGTAATCGGCGGTCGTCCCCACCTTGCCGCATACCAGCATGGTGCCGGGATACAGCACGGGGGATGCGGTGGCGTCCCCGGAGAGGGATGCCTTCACGCTGAAGCGCCCGGTCTGGCCCTTGGCAAAGTTCACAGCCTGGCCCTCGGCCATGCTGGCGGTCGTACCGTCCGGCAAGTCCACGGCATACTGGACAGAGGTCTTGGCCGTAGGCAGGTCGGACAGGCCGAACAGGAGCATGTCCGTGGCCTCCTCTTCCGTATCCACACTGCCCAGGTCGATTTCCTGCGCCTGGGCGCTGGTGAAGTCAGCCTTGAGGAGACGGAAGGCCATGTCCTTGTCCTGGTGGGCTGTCCAGGTACTGGCATTGGACGACGAGAGCATGACGCCGATGGTATAGGGCTGGCTGGTGACATAGCTCTTGCGCAGCTCGTCGTATTCGCCCAGCACGGCAATGGCCAGGGAGGTCTCGGCGTCGTCGCACAGCACGACGAGCGCATATTCCACATTGGCCGACAGGGCTACCGGCGCATCGAACAGCACGCGCGTATGCCCCCCGCCGGTGACCACCATGTCTTCCCTGGCGATGTGTGCTTCCGCGAACACCACGCGCGTGGGAACGCCGTTGACCACCTCGCGGATCTGGACCTGGGCATCACCACCCGCCGCCATGAAATAGAGGTCCACACCGGCAAGCTGCATGGCCTCTTCGGCAACAAATGTCTGCGCCAGAGGGTCTACCCATACGGTCGTCACCTGTTTGACCTGCCGCAGGGTCTGTACGGTCAGCGTACCTTGTCCCACGAACACGGCCTGTCCCTGTCGGCTGTGCGCGGACACGACGACAGTTTTTGCCCCGGCGGGCACATTGGGCGGGATGGTGAACACGCCACGCGCCACACCGTTTTCGTCCGCCGTAATCGTACCCGGTTCCCCTTCGGCGGTGCGACACTCCATGACCATGCCGTCAAAGGTCACCTCATGGACAGTTTCCCCCGGCTCCAGGTCCCGCGCCTCAAAGGCCACGTCGATCTCGCGCAGGAACTCCAACGCGCTGGACTGGCTGGACAGGGTCTCGGTGGTGGTCTTGGTCTCCGTCCCCACAACGACGTGGTAGTAGCCGTCCCGGCTGACATCGAATTTTTCTGTCACGGGGCTGGCCCATGTGGTGTCGTATTCCGTCCAGCGGTCGATGCTGGGCGTCAGGGTGACGCGCGCGGGCATGGGGTCAAAGGCGGAATAGGGATTCACGCGCATGGAATTGGTCCGCAGGGTCTGGGCAAGAGCCACCACGGGCACATACGAGCGGGATTTCGGTACGCTGATGTCCCTGGACAGCATGTAGGCCGACGCGGCAATGGGCAGACACAGCTCCCCGCCAACAATGGCGGCCGTCTGGCTGACGCCCTGGTCACGCATGCTGTCATCCAGCAGCGGGTCGACAAACATGCCGACACGCGCGCCGTCTTCCCGCGTGGTGGCATCGGCTTCAAGGCGCTGCCTGGCCACTTCGGCCATGACGTAATCCAGGCGGGCATTGATGGCCTGAATGTCGGCAAACGGCACCACACGCACCCCGTCATTGACGACAGCAGGAGCGCCGCGCCATGCCTGGGTGACGCTGGCCAGCGCCAGCATGGTGGCCGGGACAGCCGGGGACTTGGGGGCCAGCTCGTTGCCGACGCCCTGTACCCACTCGAACGCACCGTCCTGGGTAACACACAGGCGGTCGATACGCGGCAGGGCCTGCTCGTAGGTCACAAGGACGTTGCTGTCGCGCACGGCGTTTTTGACGCTGAAACCGTCGGCGTCCACGTCATCCGGCACCTGCTGTGTCATGACCGTATATTTGACCTGGTAGGACGACCCCGTGGCGGGTTCGTCGCCCGCCGGGGACCAGTCGATCTTGTCCCCGTTCTTGGTGTAGTCGTCTCCGGACACATAGACGGTGTCCCCCTGCTTGACCTCCAGCAGGGCCACTACCGACGTATCAGGCAGAGCGTCCTCACAGCCCGCGTAGCTGCCGTGCGTCAGCTCCACGCTTTTCTCGACGATGACGTTGACCTTTTTCACGGCATGGATGGGCGGATGAGCCACAGTGATGCGCTGGCTTTCCGTGCCGTCGCCCACATGGACTTCCGTGTCGATGGTGCGCAGGTCTGGACGCGCCGGGTAGGACAGGCGGCGGGATGTGGGCACCTCCACCCCGTAACCGTACACACGACACCGCCCCTCAGACAGGTTGTATATCTGGGCGTCGTCGGTCTGCTCGGCAAAGCGCAGCAGCATCCCCTCAGCCACATAGCCGCTGCCGCCTGTACTGTCGCGGTCATAGCGGGCGATGCCCTGGGTAAAACTGTCCTGGTTCGGCGGCTGTTCCTTGGCCCGCACGACGCCGTTGTCCACGGTATGCACGGGCACAAAGCGCCCGGACCCGCCATCCGTATCAAAGCCCCACAGCGCCTCGACCTTGAGCCGCCATGCGCCCGCTTCGCCTTCGCCGTCACAGCCCTGCGCCGGGTTGCGCAGCGCGGGATCTTCATTCTCGCTGATGACGGTAAGCACCAGACGGATGCCCACCGTCACCGTGCCGGACGTGGGTATCACGAAACTGGCCGGAGGAACCCCGCGCACCTTGCCTGCCAGATAGATGGCCCCGGCCTGCGCAGTGACCTGCCCGGTGGAGGCGTCCACGGAAATCTGCGCGTCGCGAATAATGTCGCCGTCGGCAAACAGGGCGTCGCCAAGGCCCCTGGCATGTTCAAAAAAAAGTTCCTGCAGGTCGTTGAGTTCACGGCCCTGGAGCACATATCCGTCGCGGAAGAGGATGCTTTCAAAGGATTTTTCCGGGTCGTGCAGGTTGTAGTAGTTGTCCGGGGTGGAAGGCAGCTCAAACAGGCCGCCCATGATTTTCTTGCCCATGTGATGCTCCTTAGATGGCCTGGACCAGCTCGATGCCGATCTTGCGGTTGGGGCTGCGGGTGATGGGTTCGTCGAGGATCTGCGCGGCAAACAGGCGTCCCGCGTTCACGATTTCTTCAGGACGGAAATAGAGCTGGCCGGCGGGACAGTCCGGGGAAACCTCCGTATCCATGAAAACACCGACCTCGCGCAACGTGGCGGTGGGGGCGTCGCTGTAGTCAAAGTCCGCGCGCAGGTACAAGTAGGCCGTCGGCTCGGCACTGTAGGCGTAGCGTTTGGTGACCACCTCAACGGTCCCCTCCTCGGTAACGCGCTTCTCGACAGGGACCACGATGGAGCCGTTATCGTCGGGCGTCACAAATCCCACCACAGAGGGCTTGCGGCGACCCACCTCGTTGACCAGGGCCGTGGCCTTGACCAGTGACGGCCATTCAAGGGGGTCCATACTGTCCCAGGCCTCGTCGCCCAGACCCCACGCGATATGCAGCGGGCGTGCGGCAATGGCGACAGCCATCGCGATACGCCCCTGTTCGGTAACGGTAGATTGCATTTATTCCTCCGTGATGGATATTCCCATGCAGGCATGGATGGTGTCCCAGGCGGCATCATTCCAGCCGCCTTCCTCTTCCCATGTCCCGGCATTAAGCCAGGGAGAGTGCCCGACCTGGACCATTGTCTCCGATCCCCAGCACTGACCGGGCACGGCTCCGGGGAAGGCCAGTTCCCCCATGCTCCGGCGTTCCGCCTCATAGGCCCACAAACACACGGGCGTGCGCACGGGACCATGATTGCCAAGACGCAGGTCCCCCAGCCTGTTGACGCCGCGCGCCAGCACGATACGACGCACGCCCCCCAGCCGTTCATTGATGCCGGACAGGCGGGACAGGCCCGTTTCCAGCTGGCTGCGTGCCGTATGGCGGATGCCGAGTTCAAACGGCGGGATGTAGCGGGTAAAGCCCTCCCAGCGTTCCCAGGGGCGGTCGTCCCAGCTCCCGTCATTCCAGGAGGCGGAAAAGTACACGTCCTCGCCGCTGCCAATGCTGACCACCTCGGACATGACAAAGGGATTGCGGCGGATGAACGTGTCAGAGAGCCGGGACACGCTCAGCACAAAATTGTTGACGCGGCGCGGCCCATACAGGGTCAGCAGCTCCGTCAGGCCCCAGAGCGGAGAACCATCCAGCAGGGGCGGGCCGAACAGGCTGATCTTGACGCCAAAGGCGATGACCACGTCGCCGTCTCCGACGCCGGGGTCCGTGGTCCCGCTCCAGAACGACAGGATGCCGCTGCCCAGCTTGGGGCCTATACCGGGGATGATGGGCCGCCGGTCGTTGGTGTCGTTGTAGATACGGAAAAAGAAACTGCGTGCTGGCTTGTATTCCTGGATCAGCCAAACGAGGTGCGCAAGGCTGTCGAGCTGGGCTTGTTGATCCCCGTAATGAGGCGGCGTTTCCAGCCGCACCATGAACTCCGCCCAGCGCGTGGGCGCAAACTGGCGCATATTCTCGATGGCTTCGACGTGGTAACCGTAGGCTGCCAGAATCTCCGGCAGGCCCTGCTGCTTGCCCCCCAGCATGTGCCAGCGCCAGGCATTGACGACACGGGTGCGGAACTGCGCGTCGCTTTCCACGGGGCTGCGCACCAGGCCCCGGCTTGCCCCGAAGGCGGACACAAGCCCCGGCTCGCAGAGAGCCGGGAACCACTGCCGCCGGAAATACACGACATCATCCCGCGTCTCGTCCAGCGCATGGGCCATGCCCCGGACGAGACCCTGCAGGGGGCCGGGGGCATGGATCAAAGGCCATGCCAGGATGTCATGAAAATATTTCCAGAACTCGGACACGGTTACGCTTCCTCGGCCCTGACGGCGCGCAGGGCAAGGCTTTCAAGGCGGGCCACGCCATCGGCGGGCACGACCAGCACGTCCTGTGTCGGGCTGGTCCAGGTCACACGCTTGACGCCTGCGACCGCCATGACCGTATGCGTCAGCAGGTCGAGCGTCAGGTCCTGCCCGATCTGCAGGGCCGTCACGTCAGCCAGGGGGCTGGTCTCCGCGAACAGGGCACGCAGACGGTTCTCCGCCTGGGTCGTTATGGCGTCCGGATCGCCGTCGGTGTATTCCAGCACGCCGTCTATGGTGGCGGCCACGGGCACAGGTCCCTTGACCAGCCAGTCGTCGTTTATGGGCACGTTGGGGGCCACGGCCTCCCGGACTTTCTGCAACAACGCTTCGGTGGGCAGCACGTCCGCACCGCGCACGACAATGTCCACGGTGCCCTGGCCGCGCGGATGCCGGTCCAGGATCGACACCGAGGTCACACCCGGCACGGACAGTGCCCAGGCCATGTAGGCGAACTTGGTGCAGCCGTTGTTTGCTTGCCATTGCAAGGCATAGCGCCGTTGCAGGCTGGCGTCCGTTTCTTCGTCGGCCCCCTCGCTGACCAGCCAGTCCGCCGGGTTGCTCACCCCGGCAACGCCCGTTACGGGGGTCACCAGCTCGCATATCTGTCCGACGGATGCATTGGCCGCTGCGCCGTAGTCCTCCGCCTCGACTTCCACATCCACATGGTCCGCCCCGGCAGGCAGGACAGCGGTTGCGACCGTGCCGTATCGAAAAATACGGCCCGTGCCGTCCGGCAGGGTGCGCACGATGCGCCCGGCAGGGATGGTGATGTTTGTGTCCTGACCGGTCTCCACGGCGCGGGCAAAGCGCACTTTCCCCCGCGCCTTGGTCGCCGGGCGGCGGGTCACGTCCACCCCGGCGGCGTGCATGTCCAGCCATTCCCCCGTTGCCCCGTCCGGGCTGACCTGCTGCAGCAGACGTTGCAACAGGCTGTAGATCTGCCAGTAGCCCCAGCAAAAAATTTCCAGCAGGCCGCGAACCACGCCCTTGTTCAGGTTCAGGCGCACGGGCAGATAACCGTGGGTGGCGAGGCTGTCCTGTGCCGTCTCCACATAACCGAATACGGAGGCCCGGACGTCCTCAATCGTCCGGGAAACACGGGGTAAAACTGTCTGTTCGCGGGTCGGCATCTTTCACTACCAGTTCCATCGTCAGCTTGTTGATCTGCAGGACCAGGGACATCGGCGTGTCATCTTCCAGAAAGCGCCAGCGTGCCAGCGCCGTGATGGACCGTGCGTCCCAGGCCGTGACCGTGCAGCGCACGGACCCTACGGCAACGCGGGGGTCTTCCTCCACACGCATGACGACCTCGGATTCCAGGGCCGCCCTGTTCGCCGCCGTGGATTCTTCCAGGATCCAGTCATGGATCAGGGAGCCGAATTGCCGGTCATAAAACAACTTGCCAAGGCGGGTGAACATGCGCAGGCGTATGTCTTGCACCCCCGTGTCCACGCCGTCGGTCAACACCAGCTCGCCGTTAGCGGCAACGCGGGCCTGCCCGCTGCCGTCCAGCGCGATGTCTTGCCCCCAGAGGTCTGTCGTGGTGTCACTCATGGGGGAAGCATGGCACACAACAAAAAAGCGCGCCCGGAAAGGACGCGCTCCATGCAAAGGTTTTTCTGGCCACGGCCTAGTGGGGGCAGCTGCCCCCACTACGGCTACCGGCGTAGGAATCCCCGTCAATATGGCTGCTGCCGTTGGTCGTGGTGTTGCCCGTGACCGTCTGGTCGCCACGGATAGTCACGTCTCCTACGAACTCCGCTTGCCCCTGCCCCATGCCATCCACGGATTTACAAACAACATGCCCCTGGAGGTTGATGCGCGGGGCAATGATGCTCACCTCGTTACCCGCCTGGATAGCCGCCTGTTCCCCGGCTTTGACCGTCCAGCCTTTACCGGCCTCGGTGGCCACGTTTTGCGGTGTCAGCGTCACGATCCGCTTTTCCTTGTCAATGCGGATTTCCACGCCATTCTCACATTGAATGACAAACTCGTTCAGCTCTGCATGGGGGGCATTCATGCCGCCGCCCCAGCGAATGTTGGAGATATACGGGTAGTTCGGATCGCCGTCATAATAGGCCAGGTCGCACAGCACCCCGGAAACGGGCGGGCAGACAACGCCCCGATCTGGGCCGCCCCACAGTACGGGCAGGGCCACACGCGGCACGACCGGCTCCTTTGGGTCCGGGCTTTCATCGTTCCGGAGCGGCTGCACGTCACAAAAATATTCCCCATCGCTTGCGTACACGGCCACCACCCTGGCCTTCCGTGGCAGGCGGTAATAATGCCGCAAGTCGGGCATGGCCAGCTCAACGAGCTTGCGGATCATGCCCACGACATCCCGTTTTCCCTGTTGCTCGTCCATTTCCGTTCCTCGTTCGCCTTCATGCCCGGCGGGCAAAGCCCGACCGGGCGCTCCCTCGTCTCTCCATGCGGCGCACGCGCCGTGCCTCCGGCGGTATGCGGTGTTCAGCTCCAGCCAACGTCTTTCCCGTAGGTAATTACGGTGCGGTTGCCGCTTTCCTGAAACGTATGCACTACGTCCAATGCCCGCACGGTGGCATCCAAGCTGCGCCGGGCGTCGCGAATATGCACCAGACGGCTGTGCGTTAATCCCGGCAGCGGCACAGACACCAGAACCCCTGTTCCGCCATCGGCCTGCGGCGGCGTATGTGCCAGCAGATTTTCCGCCGTAGCCACGCTGTACACATCGCCGGGTTCGTTCCCGTCGCTCCAGGTCAGTCCGGACGCGCCCAGCCAAAGAGCATGGCGGCTCATGTCATGACCGAAGCTGCGCTCCAGCGTATAGGCCAGCTGGCGTACAGCCCGCGCCACGGATACCCCGGAAAAGACCTGGTACGGCAACACGTCGCCCGGCACGTCCACTGCGCCCACGGCAAGCCCGGTGCGAGCCAGCAGCCGCCGGGCCACGACGTCAGCTGGCTCCCGGTAAAAAGATTCCGTCACGTCCGTGGTGGTCAGCACCTTTTCACGCCCAACGGCATGCACCGTCACGGCATCGGCGCTGCTGCTGTCGGCGCGGGGCTGGTCGATGCCTTCAACGGTCCCCTCCCATTCCTGCCAGAAGCCAGTCTCGCCCCGGTATCCCCAGCGCACGGCAACCGCCTGCCCCGTGGCCAGCACAGCGCGGGCTTCCCCCTCCGGGTCCGGCACGGTAATGGTTGCCCGGCTGACAACGGCCCGCCGCCGGAAGACCAGCTCAAGAAACGGACTGCGCAACACTTCCAGCGGCCCCACATTGCAGCGGACGTTCAGGCCCTCGATCATGACAGGTCCCCGCCGATGACTTCTTCAGGCTCTTCCGCCCTGGCTGCGGCTGCAGCTTTTTCCTCCGCTTTTTTGGCCAGCTCGCCGGGTGTGGGGGTCTTGGCCTGCGCCTGTTCCTGGCGCACGATGGGCGGATTATGCTCCACAAAAGATAACGACGCGCGTATCTCGTCGGTCTGGGTCGTCTCCGCCGAATCCAGACGCGAGAACACCACACGACGCACACCTCGCGCGAGAAGGTGCCGGTTGGTCACGGTAAAAATGGAGGGGTTGGCTTTCCCATCCGTTTTCTTGAACCATCCGTTTAAGGATTCCAGCTTGTCGTAACAGGTCCCGGACCCGTCCGTCGTCAGGTAAAGGGTCAGGCTGATGTCCGCGTCTTCCCAGCCCTGCGGCGTCTTTTTCTTGCCGCTGGCCTTGTCCACGCTCTGCTCGTCGAATCGCACCTTGCCGCTTACCCGCAGGTCGGACAGAATGCCGGGCAGCTCCTCGCCGTCGATACGCACGACGCCGTCTTCAAATGTCAGAAGTTTTACACTCATGCCATATTTTCTCCCATTTCCGTGGCCGCCGCCTGCAGGTCAGCGAAGAAGTCCTGCGCGTCCTTGACGTTGGGGAGGGTGATGTTGGCGATATGCAGGGTCCAGGATTGCGGAGCGGCGGCACGGTCTCCGGCGGCCCTCGCCCGACGTTCCTGTTCCTCGGCCAGATCGGCGGGCATACCGGGGGCGTCGGGGACAACAGGCTGCTCGCCGGTGGCGGGCACGGGCACATCCGTGGTCTTCCACAGCCCGTCCCACCAGCTGCTTATGCTCTCTTTCAGGCTGCCCAGCTTGCCGGACAGGGTGGCGTACAGACCGGGGAAGCCCGCGTTCATGCCCTCGCCCAGCGTGGACATGAGACGCGCTCCGGACAACGTCAGCGTGGACAGGGGGCCTTCCTTGGCGTCAGAGAACGGCAGCAGATTGCGCAGGCTGGCCAAGGCATCGGAAAACGTCTGCTTGAGGCTTTCCACCTTGGACAGGATGCCTTCCTTGAAGGTGTCCAGAAGGCGTGCCCCTGACTCGAAAAGGTCGATACCAGCCAGCCATTCCGTGGCCTGCGCCCACGCATTGCGCAGCCAGTCCCCAATGCGGAAAAGGTCTGCAAAAGCCATGAGCGACGCGCAAAAATTGTCCCAGACGCTTTGCGCCATTTCTGCGGCGGTGGCCCAGTCGCCGGTCAATACGGCACCAAGCCAGCGGAATGCCGCGATCAGGCTTTCGATGCCACGTACCAGATTGGCAATGACCGTCGCCAGCCCTTCCAGTATCCAGCTCAAAAAGCCGCCCAAGACCTCTCCCAGACCTCGCGCTTCGGACGCGGCGCTCGTGACCTCAAAGCCGAAAGCCTCCTCCACTCTCTTCCCAACGAAGTCGAACAGTTCACCTATCTTGAGAATGGCCGGTATCAGGACCGCCACCGCACCGTCAAAATTCAGGCCCTCCCAGATACCCGCAAAAAATTCTTTGATGCGGTACACGGCACGGCCAACGGTCACAACCAGCCGCTCCAGACCGGCGGCCCGGATGTCCCTGGCCAGTTCTCCCCGGATCTCGAACGTGCTTCCCTTGAGGCTCTCGAAGATGGCCGTCACGCCCCGAACCACGAGGGAAATGTTCCGCCCCCAGCGGTTCAGGGTCGTGGCGATCCCGCCAAAATTTTTCTTGTAAGCCACATACAGCAGGCCCACGGCGGCAATCAGCGCCCACACGGGCCAGCCCAGCGCCAGCAGGGCCATCCTGATACCGGTCAGGGTCGTGGAGACCACGGGGGCGGCTTTCGATACCGCCCACATCCCGGCGCTGAAAGCCGTCACGGCCAGCACAGCGGCGGCCAGTCCTCCGGCCAGGGTCAGGATGACCTGGCCGACGCGGGTTTCCGCCACCCAGCGCAGGGCGTCGGCCATCGCTCCCAGGGCCTTGGCCCCGGCGGTGATGGCGGGCAAAAAGGCATTGCCCACGGCAATGGCCAGATTTGTCAGCTTGTTGGACAGGAGCTGCAGCGCGTTTTCCGTGGTTTTGCTGCGTGTGTCGAACTCCGCCTGCATGGAACCGGCATAGTTCGCCTTGTTGCCCACAAGCTCGAACGCCTGGGACAGGTTCCCCATGTTCTTCAGCAACGGAGCAATGGCCCCCAGGGATTCCTGGCCGAACATCTCGGTCAGGAGGGACATTTGCAGTTCCTTGGGCTTGTCCGCCAATGCCTGCAGGACCTTGAAAATGGTTCCCTGGGCATCCCGCTGCATGTCTTTGGCCATCTGGGTGGCCGAAAAACCCAGGGACCGGAACGCGGCGGCCTGGTTCTTGCTCATGGCCGTGCCCTTGACCAGGGTCGTCGTGAAACTCTTGAGCGCCGTTGCCGCCACTTCCGGGCTTGCTCCGGCGGAAAGGAACGCCGCGCCCAGCGCCGCCACCTGCGTTTCCGCCAGTCCACAGCTCATGGCCGCCGCGCCCACGCGCTGGATGACCTCACCCAGCGCGGGAGCCGTGGCATTCATGTTGTTTGAAAGATGGTTCACGGCATCGGCCAGGGCATAGGTCTGCGGCAGGCTCAGGGCCATACCGGCCCGCCAGTCGGCCATCATCTTGCCCGCCTGGTCTCCGGTCAGGTCGAAGGCGACGCCCATCTTGGCGGCCTGCTCGGCAAACTCGGTCAGGTCTTCCTTGGCCACGCCGGATTGCCCGGCGGCTGCGATGATGGCCGCGATGCCGTCCGCCGCCATCGGGATGCGCCCGGCCATGTCCATGACCGTTTTGTTCATTTCCCGGAACTCGGCGGCGGTGTCGAAGTTTACCACCTTGGCCACATCGGCCATCGCGCTTTCAAATGTCATGGCCTTGCTGGCCGCCATACCGAAAGCCCCGACCAGGAGTCCGGCGGCCACCGCCGCCGGACCCATAGCCAATGCAAGGTTGCCCAGGCGTTCCCCCAGACCTGCGGTAGCGGCGTTGGCCACGTTCATGGATCGCGTAATGCGGCCCAAGGGACCGGAGATCATGTCCACCAGGGACAGGGTGGCGAATACGGAGAAAACTTCCATGCTCAAACCTTGCGGGTTCCCAGGATGCTGCGGGACAGGGCCTCAAAAAAGCGTCGTTCCATCCAGACGGCCTGACGCACCTGACACGCCCACTCATCCAGGTCTTCCGACGGCTGAAGGTGGAGCCAGTGCAGGATAAGGGCATCGCCCTGGGCGTAGCCGTCCGGGGCCTCTAGTTTCCCAGATCGGCGGCAATGCCCACGGCGCGGATCAGGGCGGTGGAGAAGGTGGTGGCAATGCCGGGATACTCTTCCAGAGCCTCGGTAAGCCGCTCCTTGTCATCGGGATGGATAGTGGCCAGCAGCAGGTTGCGGGCCGCCTGGGTGGGATTTTTCCCGGCCACGTCCTGCAGGCGCTTGATTTCCATTTTCGTGGGTTTGGCAAAGCGAAGGGACAGCTCGACTTCCTTGTCTTCCCATTTGTCGGTGAAGGTCAGATCAAACGGGGCATATTTGCGGGTGGGTTGGGTGTCGCTCATGGTATGCGCTCCTTTGTGTGGTTTTCTGGGGGAAATTCCCTTCCGCATACCGTAGGCCCAAAACAAAGAGCGCGCCCGTACTGGACGCGCTCCATGCGAACAAAAAGCCGCTTCCCTACAGGGTATAGCCGCTCCAGTCCTTTTTGGCGGGCACACCGTTGTACAGGATGGGGGACAGGATGGTGAACTCGCAGGTCATGGGGCTGGCGTTATCATCCCCCTGCGCGGCGCCCCCGCCGCTGAACTTGGTGATCTTGCAGTTTTTCAGGGTATCCGTGACCGTGCCCATATCGTTGTTGGCATAGGAGACCACGATGGTGAACGGCGCATGGTCATAAATGCCCCCGCCGTCAACGGTCAGCTCTTTCTTGAGCTTTTCCCATTCATCCCTGTCCAGGACCATGCTGCCGCTGGCCTCGTAGTTTCCCCGGCCATAGGACCTGGGGATGCTGCCCCTTCCATAGCGGGCCGTAACTTCCTGCCCGTCCTCGTATTTGATCTCGGTAATCCCCGCCGCTTCTCCGTGCGGCAGGGTCACCGTGATGTCTTCCCAATCGTAGGCTCGTCCATTGACAGACATACTGCCTCCCGTTACGCCGCCACGCTGTAGCGTTCGATGCGCGGGTCGAAGTTGGAACCCGCATAGGTGTAGCGGTTGTACAGCTTGATTTCCCGGATGATCGGGATGCCGACAAGCGTGATTTCCACCGCCACGCCGTTGTTCACAATATCCTGCCCGGAGGGGATTTCCACCACATAGGAGGCCAGCTCTCCGGCCGTGGTCATGGCATCCAGGGCATTTTCCAGATTGGCCTTCAGATAGGCGAGACCACTTTCACTATCCGGACGCAGGGGGTCTCCGGCCTCGTCGTACATGCTTTTGAGGGCAGCGATGCGCGTCAGGCGCACGGCCTTGAAGACGGTACGCAGCACTTCCTCATAGCGAAAGTCGGAGGTATCCTCGGCCAGGGTGCGCGAATCGCCCCAGTAGGCTCCCTCCAGCCCCGCGTATTTTTTGGCCGTCTGGAATCCGTTGCTTTCCAGGGTCGGCTGGACAGCCTCCCAGCCGTCCGGAAGGGTAAGCTGCGATATGGGGCCGTCCTTAACGCGGCCTGTGGCCCGCTGTACGGGTATGGCCATCACACGTCCGGACTGCAGGCCACCGGCATTGCGCAGGCGGGATGCTCCCGCCGTATCCACGATCTCGCCATACTGGCAGCAGACGGTCACGAACCGGCCCGCCACCCCCTGCCGCTCCGCCAGCAGGGCCGCCACATAGGCGTTCAGGTCTTCCCCGTCAAACGGCAGGCGGGCCTCCAGCTTGAAATAGGTGGGGCGCTGCTGGTTCCACAGCTCGTCGGCCTTGGCTTGGGCGGCCATCCAGTCCACCGAGTCAGAAGGGCCGACGATATGCACGAACTCCACATCATAGAGGGCCAGCGGGCTTTCCAGGGCTTCCAGCACATCCACGATGGACGGGGCGGGGGGCAGCAGCCGGCAGGTATAGGTGGTCCCCGCCACGAACTCCCCTTCGGGGAAGGTCAGTTTGACACCGTAATCGGCCAGCTCGTGGAGGCCGTCCACGGGGATGGTGCGGATGGCCGCGAACGTATCCCCACCGTCCACAGAGAGCTGGAACGTCCCCTCGTTCCTGGCACCGCTTTTCACGATACGCACCACCAGCTCCGCCCCGTCCAGAACCCCGGAATCCAGTTCCGACACCTCCGGCAGCGGACTGGATTCATCCCCCACCCGGACCACAGGGCCAACGGGACAGCGCACAGCGAAGGTGTAGGTCGCGCCCTCGTCCAGGCTCGCGTCATCGGGGAAAATCAGGGTAGCTCCCGTGGGTTCCTCCCCGGAGCTGATGGGGTTCTGCGTGGCGGAGGGGACGGGTTCCGCAAATGTTTTGCCGCCGTCCGTGCTGATTTCCAGCGTGGCGGTGCCAATGGTGCCCGCCGTGACCACCCTGACCACCACATCGGCATTGAGCGCCGGATAACCGGAGAGGGTGGCCCCGGCCTTGCCACCGTTCACGGACAGGCCGGAGATATAGCCCCCAGGCTGCCCCTGTACGGGGACGGCCACAACGTATGGGGCCTGCCCCCCCGTGGTCAGCATGTCACGCACGCGGTCCACAAGCGGCCCCGTGCCCAGCATGGCGGCAAGGTCCGTGCGTTTGCCGATCAGATAGGCCTTGCCCACAATGCCCCTGGAGCAAACACCGGCCACCAGGGCTTTGCCGTCAACCCCACCGGTAACGATCCCGGACGTGCCGTCGATCAAATATTGCAATACGTCGCCCATAGCAACATGACTCCTTCTCTAGCGGTTTGCTGTCGCCATCCGTAAGCGGGCAACGCCCGCTAACGGCTGCCGCGCCTACCTCGCACGACCGCCGCCGAGACGGCGGGCCTTGAGCTTGTCAAGCGCGCTCTTGTAGGCCGCGTCAGTCACCCGTTTACCGGCTTCCCAGCCCATCATGCGGCACAAGGCGGCCTCCATCCAGGACGGGACGCGGTGGCGGTCAGCCAGCACGGCCAAGTCCACCAGGTTTTCCCCGTCGGCGGGTTCCCGCGAGGCCGTGACTGCCGCTTTCTGGGGCGCTGCCGCCACATTTTCTTGCGGAACAGGGGCCGCTTCCCGTACTTCCGACGCTTTCGCCTCGCCATGCGCTCCCTCCTGGCCGCTGTTTTCCATACCCGACGCCGTCTGATTCTCGTCGACCGGCGTAGCGGGGGGGGCCTGTTCGTCGTTCTGCTTTTTCGTCGCCATAATAGATGACTCCTATCCGAGTTTCGGTTTGATGGTGAACGTCGGGATCAAGACTTCCGCCTCCTTACCAGTTATTCTCCAGGTAAAGGAAATCACAAAAAGGCGATTCACCCGCGTAAATACCTCGATGACCTGATGCCCGACACGCTTGTCCGGAGAGCGTCCAAACGTCGCCTGTTGTGCCCGAACCCTGACCCAGTTTCCCCGGCTGTCATTGCCGCCACGCGGCAGGGCCGCCGCAAAGGCAAGGCTGAACGCTTCCAGCCAGGGGCGGTCATCGGCCAGGACATTGGCATTGACCGTTTGCACCACCTCGTACAGCTCGCGGGTGCGCTCCTGTTGCAATGCCGTGCGGCGCACACCCAGCACACGGCCCGTGCGCGTGTATTTTTCCGGCAGAAACTGCAGCTCGATGCGCGGGCGCTGAAGGGTCAGGTTGTCTTTCTTGACCATGTCGATGACCCGGCCTTCCGGCAGCCCGGCATCCAGCGCGGCCTGCGTTATGACCCCCGTGGCAAATGTCTGCATGCCGACCCCTATACCTTGAAGATCCCGGCCAGAAAGTCAGCCATAGCGGCCCGCACGTCATCCAGGTCACTCTCGGAAACCCCAAGATACGGACGGGCCGGGATAGTCACCTTGTCGACGGCCCTGGTCGTGCCGTCGTGCCCCTTGAACACCAGCTTCTTGGCTTTCTTGGGTACGATGACCCCACCAAGCTGGTGGATACGGGCATACGGCAGGTTGCTGCCCACCATGACCTTGTCGGGGGTCGCCGCGTAATCGATGGAATCCCGCAGTCTGGCGGTATCCGTAAGCGTCTGCCCGCCGGAAGCAGCGGCACGTCCGGATTGAGGCCATTTTTGCCCGTCCGGGGCTTCCTCGTCGCGGAATCGCTGCCGTGTGCCGGATACCAGCCCCTCGCCGATAGACTCCATAAGCGCCTGGGTATGGGCCAGAGAATGGGTGGCCTTTCCCAGCGCCTTGTCCAGACCTTTCCAGTTCAGTGCCGCTCCGCTTTTTGCCGCCATAGCGCCTCCCTACAGGCCCCGCAGGTCAAAAAAGCGAACGGGGGCGATTACGGCTACGCTGGCCTCTTCCCTGTCGGGATTGGCCTCTTCCAGCGGCAGCTTTTGCTTGCCGGAAGCGATGTCTTCCAGGAGGTCCGTGCAATATTTCCACTGTTTTTGGAGGGGCAGCCATTCATTGTCGCTGCTGGCTTCCGTATCCACCAGGGACGTGATGGCCTCCACCACACGGTAGGCGCTGATGACGGCGGCGATGTATCGCACCAGCTCCGGCACATACGGCCAGGGCTGCGGATACCGGTACGAAAGCGCGTCCCCGATCTCTCCGGACACGGCTTCGATGGTCCTGTCCACGAGGCCGGGGTTCTGCTGCTCGCATGCCTCCACATAGGCGGCGTGCAACAGGTCCACGATATGGCTACGACGGCACAGCAGCATGGAGACCCCTTTTTTTCGCGTTTTGGACTAGTTTTAGACTAGTCTGATTTATTTTCTCCGGGCACTGCCCGCCCCAAGAGGAAAAAGCCCTCCCAGGACGGGCAGGCGTCCCGCCCTTAATCCACGACCACGGCCTTGCAGGACGCACGCGACGGGCGCGCCGGAAGGGGTTTGGCCTGGCCGATAAGCATGATGCCGCTGTCGTCCTGACGGGCCACCGGCACGATATGCAACGGCGTGGCCGCATTGTTGGCCGAAATGGAGTCAATGGCGCAGTACCAGACCTTGCCCGGCTGGTTTGTGGCCACGGCCAGCAGTACCTTGGGGTTGAGCTTGGGCAGCCATTCCGTTTCGTCTTGCGGGTTGGGATAGGTCTCGTCCATGAAACGGATGGTGTAGCCACCCACCACAACACGCCCCTGCTCCAGGGACACACGGTAGGGCTTGGTTTCGACCGTGGACACATACTGTTCCACAATGCCCAGCAGGACGGCCACCACGTCGGACCCGGCCCAAAATTCCACGTTGCCGCCCAGGCCCCCCTTTTTCACCTCCAGCTCCATGTCGCGAAGGAGCTTGTAGACGTCGGGCAGCCTGGAGCCCACCGTCAGCTTCGCGGCGGGTTCATAGGTAAGCAGCTGGCCATAATCGACCTCGTAGGTCTCCTGGTGCCCGCCCTCCAGTTCCACGGGCCAGGTCAGCTTGCCTGTGGAGGCGACCACCGCGCACATGGCTTCCGTGGTATCGCGTACCGTGCGGCGTATCTGGTCGATCTTGCGGGTACGCCATGCCGTCACGGCGGCCTGATCGCCGAAGATGACCCGCAGGTCGTTCAGCTCCGACGCGGTCACCGGGATTTTTACCTTGACCGGCAGAGGGGCGATAAATTCCATGCTGGCCGTTTCGCCCTTGAGGGCAACAGGCGTACCGTCACGGCGAACAACGGGCACGGTCTGCACCACGGATACCAGCTCGGAGACGCCGATCAGAGGCAGCGGATGCGTGGGCCTGTCTTTGAACAGGGTATCCATGATGGTGGTTTCCAGCGGCGTGAGCAGTTTCATGGACGCGGCGATAGCCTGCGGTGTGAACAGCCCTTTGAGTTGCGCAAGCATAGTGATTCCTTGTTGTTAGACGGTTAGACGGCAAAGACGCCGTGGCGCGCCAGGGCAGCGATCTGCCCGCCCGTGGGGGGTACGCCGTCGCCGGTCTTCAGCACCCGCGTTTTGACCGTTCCGTGGACAACGGCAGCCACGCTTTTTTCTCCGCTCTCCCCGGTGGGATCGCACGGCAGGTCTACGACGGCGCACGGCTCGGCAGCGTCCACGGCCAGGGCCGGTTCATAGGTCACATCCGCCACGGCCAGAGTAACGGTCACGGTATCACCGCTGGCCGGTTCACCGGTCAGGGACACGCCGTATTCCGTGATGGTGGCCGGGCTGCCGTCCAGCTTCCACGCGCTGTCGTAGGTGAACACATAGGCACCGGGCACGTTGTTCACCTTGGCGGCCAGGGTCTCCAGCGTCACGCTGGCGGCGGTGACGCCGGTATTCTCCGCGCCGACCACGGCGGTCGCGCCGTAAACGTCGACAGCCTTCAGCAGCAGGCCGACGTCCAGCTTTTCGGACACAGAGGCGGCAAGGGGCAGGTAATGGATGACAGTGGGGTGGTCATCCGTGGCGGCACGTTCGCCACCAAACGTGTATTTGCCGAGCAAGCCCTCGTTCATGGCTCCTCCTACATTTTGCTGACCATGTCGTCGGGGGTCCATTCGGGCTGGTCATTACCCGCATGGGCCGGAGGCGTCGAAAACTCCGCAAAACGCTGGTCCCTGGGCCGTGCTTCCAGCTCCCGCAGGTAGCGTTCTTCCAGGCTGATGGTCTCGCTCTTGCCGTCGGGGGCGGCAAAGTCCACACTGCCCCCCTGGCTGGCCAGGGCCGCAGCGAAGGTCAACACCTTTTCCTTGTCGGCGGGCTTCACCTTGCCGTCCTTTACCAGATCGGACACGCGGGCTTCCCGGCGTTCCCCCTCCACCTGTTCACGGTATGCGGCAAAGTCGGCGCTGGCCTTTTCGGCCTTTTTTTCAGCTTCGGTTTTGGAGGTCTCGGCCTGTTCCTTTTCTTGCTGGCTGGTCTCGGCCTTTTTTTTGAGCGAGGCATTTTCAGTTTTCAGGGCCTCGATCTGGGCCTGCAGCTGGCCTACCTGCCGCTGCAATTCTTCCATTGTCATGGTGTCTCCTTGGGGTGTGGCCGCGAAGTCCACGGTTATGACGTCGTCGCCGTCGGAAAATTCCACCGCCCGCAGGCCGTCGATGGCGGGCTGCGCCGCGCCCAGCAGGGCCACATGACGCAACGTCACACGGTCCGGCATGAGGCTCATGCTCACATGCCGGTAATGGCCGGCACCCACGAGAGCGCGTACCTGTTCCGGCACCTGGGCAAATTGCGCCAGCAGCCTGCCGCCCTCACGTTTCAGGCGTTGCGCCCAGCCGAACGCCGGGGCCGCATCTGTCTGCGGGTGGCCGAATACCAGCGGGGCATCCCGCTTTTGCGGATCGTAGGCGCTGGCGATGGCGTCCAGGTCCTTTTCCGTAAACGTCTGCTGCCGCCCGGCGCTGTCCGTGAAGGTGCCCGTGCGGGCTATCTCGATCCATTTGTCCATAAAAAAAGCCCCTGTTTCTCCGTCACTATGACAGGGAAACAGGGGCTTCGCCCGGAAAGGGCGCGTACTATGCGAGGATTTTAGAGGCTTGCCTTTCGGAACATATCCCAGCGGGGCATCTTGATGGCGATACGCCGGACTTCCTCCCGGTTTGCGAGCTGGTCAAGCCATTCCTGCGGGATGGCGTCTACACCATAGGCCAGCCCGGCCAGCGCGCCCGTCACCGCTCCCGTGGTATCGGTATCGTCACCCAGGTTGACCGCCTTCAGCACGGCGTCCTTGTAGTTGTCCGTGGTCATAAAGCACCAGAACGCAGCTTCCAGCGTGTCGATGACAAAGCCGCTGCTTCGTATTTCCCCTTCCGGCAAGGTACTGATGTCGTCTCCAAGTATCCGGTCGAACTTGGCCAGCGTTGCCTTGCTGATGAAAGGCACGCCGCGCGCGAAGTCGTCTCGCAGTTCCGCATAGGCGGCCCTCTTCTTGCGACCCATGCGCAGCTTGTTCAGCATTTCAACGTAGATGTAGCAGGCCGCCACGGACCATTCGTGGGCGTGTGTGATGGACGACACATCCCGGACGATACGGAAGCGTTCCTCCGCGTTTCTGATGCCGAACATATAAAAGGCCAGCGGCGCAATCCGCATGAGGGAACCGTTGCCGTTGTCCTTTTCCCCCGTTCCCCCGGCCTTCTCCGGGGCCACGCCTTTTTTCAGGCGCTTGATGGCCGCCGCCGTCGCGTTGCCCACGTCAAACACCTTGCCGTGCGGCGTGTAGGCGGCCTTGTCGTACCATTCCGTGAATCCCCATGCGATACACTCAAGGTCGGGCCTGTCTCCGTCTGCAAGCAGATTATCCGCCAGGGCCAGGGTCAGGGACGTGTCATCGGACCATGTGCCGGGTGGCTGGTTGTGCGTGCCGTAGCCCTGCATGCCGGTCACATGGAAGGTGCCGCGCTTTTTGAACTCCACCGGCACGCCGAGGGCGTCGCCGACGGCCAGGCCAAGAATCAGGGCCTGGGGCCTATCATCTACCTTTTCGTAAAACTCGCATTCCGCACCATCCCAAAGAACATCGTTGGGCTTGCGCTCCGGGTCTTCATACATCTCGCAGGTGTCCGTACTTGCCCGATCCAACTGTGTCCCGTCACCGGCAACAGTTGCCCTGAACTTGCAGGTTGCGCAGGCCACGGCATTGGGGTGCTGCACCGTCCATATTTCCTCTTCCCATCTGGGGCGCTTGTTGCCCATAGCCTTCCCACCCTATATCTGCTCGACGACTTCCATCTCGAAAGCCAGTTTGTTTCCTGCTTTTTCCACTTTCGTTATCCTGAACGTCGTTCCGCGCTGGATAATCGTTTCATCTTCATACCCGAAAAACGCCTGTGGCTTCTTTCCGTCCCATTTGCGTTTCTGGCCCGCGCCAAAATGGCTGAACGGCTCGGCATACATCATCTTTGTCCCCTTGGGGCAGTAGATGCGGAAAATATAGCCACCAAACCCCTGTCCCTTGGCGCTCCCGCAGGAGGCAAAGGCATGCTCGATTTTGGGGTCTTTTTTCAAGGCGGTTTCCAATTTTTTCAGCGGCCATTTTTTCAGCGCTTCTACCGGAACGCCAAGAAAGCTGGCCGCACCTTCCGCCGTCTCGACGCCACGCTGCAGCCAGATGTCCCGGTCATAGGTCGACTTGTCGATAAGGTCGGTCATGTGCTTGATGGCGGCTCCGCGCCCCTCGTTGTTCAGGTCGACCTTTCCCACGCCCTTGAAGTTCCCCCAGTAACCGTCATGGCCGCGAAGGGGACGATTGAATCCGCCAGAACCGCGCGTATACTCATAAATGGCGTCTTTCTGGGCCTTGGTCGCATTGCGCCATACCTCGCCGCATCGCTCTCGTAAAACGCTGTCGGCTTCCTCCGCCGTTTGCGCCCAAACAGCGGCAGCCTTCCGCTCCTCGGAATAGGGATTAGGATTTTCCTTACCACCGTTTTTGAGCTTGGACAAGGATTGTTGAATATTTTTTTGCTTCTCTTGCAAAGCATATAGCTTTTGCCCTTGCGCATCGAACTCTTCCAGGTCCTGCAGCAATCCTTTGAACTTTGCGACATCCTCCGGCGTCAGGTTTCCAAGGGCAAGTTTGTCCTTAAAATAGGCGGACTTTGCCAGTATGCTGCCGGACTTTGCCTTCCAGTCCGTCGTGGTGACATCCGTCTGCCATATCCCGCTGTAGGTCTTTACGGGGAAATCACCGATCTGCTGTTCCAGTTTTTTCAGCTGGTTTTTCAGCTTCTTCTGGGCAGCCTGCTTTTTCTTTTTTTCGAGCAGGGCCTGCAGCTCTGCCTTTTTCTCTTCCAGGCCGGGAACGGCCTGCGGGTCATTACCCGCCTTGATGAGTTCATCGATGGAGGCAATGTCCGCCTCCAGTTTTTTCTGTGTCACCGGTTCTTTTTTCGGTACCGGCGGGGCCGTGCCCTCAAGACCATGTTTTTTCAGGTTCAGCCCGGATTCGGCCCAGTCCTTGCCGGGATTGTTCCGAAAACCCTTGTCCGGGCCGGGGAAATGGACAAAGTATTCCATCCCGGTCTTGGGATCGGTCCAGACCCCTGCCTGGGGCATTTCCTTTTCCACCGGAAGGCCCAGCGTATCGACCTGGCGCTGTGACAGGGTACGCACGCCACAGCGGCAGCGGAAACCGTTGGGCGGGTAATGCGTCGCCCAGAACTCGTGATCCGCCGGATAAACTTTCCCGTCCAGGATGGCGTGCGAGGGGCGCACCCGCCGGTCCATGACGGCCAGGTATTGCCAATAAGGGCGGGATGCCTTCACCGCCTGCATTTTTTTGTAGCGCCCGGCGGCATAGGCCGTTTGCAGATTGGTACGGAAGATGTTTTCGATCCGGTAATCGTGCCAGCCCTGCGTCTGGATGGCGGTCATGATCCGGGTCTTGAAATCCGCCAGCGTCTCCCCGTTCTTCAGGGCGTCTTCCAGGCCATCGCTCACCAGCTGGACAAGGTCATGATGCGCCAGACCGGTAACATAGAAAGCCCGGTGCTTGGCGCTTTCCCCCAGCGCCTGCGCCTCGGCATCCGTGAGCTTGGCCCGCCATTTCCAGAACTCGACGGCCGCGTCAGGGGGGACCCCCTCGGCGATAACCTCCGGGGCTGGCAGGTCAAAAGGCTTTTTCTTAGGCATTGCCGTCCTCCGCCTCTTCGGCGGCCACGGCCGTAGCGCCGTATCCCGCCGCAGCCGTCATGGCGCGGGCCAGAAAACTCTCCAGCGCGTCCGGTGTCATGGACGGAGCCAGCAATTCCACCAGGGCATCCTGCAGATCGTCATAGCTGGCGGCCTTGCGGACGGCATTCTCAACTCTCGTGACAAATTCGGCGCTGGCCTTGAGCGCCCCCGGCAGCATTTTGGCAATGGCCGTATCGAGGGTGGCTTGCGCCTTTTCCGCCAGCGGCTTGCGCCCGGACGGGGCCGCGAAGTTTGCAATGCCTCCCGGTTGCGGGGCGTCTACGGTGAACTCGCTTTCCTTGAGGCCGTAATTTTCCTTGAAATGCTCCGCCGTAAAACGCACGCCGATCTCGACCAGCTTTTTGTCCAGATCGGCCCGCGTATTCAGGTCTTCGGGCTCGTCATAAGCGGCCAGTGGGGCCAGCACGCCAGGCCCGGCGTTGACCTGGGCATACAGCCATGCGATCTCGTTCCAGGCGTCCACGACCATCGCCTTGTCGGCATCGGCCAGGTCTTCCGCCACGGAACGGTGGGTCTCCGCAGCAGCCAGGCTGTTGGCCCCTTCCATCTCTACCGTTAGGGTCTGACCCATGAGAATCTTGCTGATGGCTCTGTCCTGCCTGGCAAGGAAGTCCTCATGCAGCGCTCCCTGCGTCTGTCCGGCGCTCTCCAGCTTCACATTGGCCCCGTGCGGGATGACGGCCACGGCGTCCTGCACCATGCGGGCAAGGTCCCGCGCCATGTCCTGCTTTTCCAGTCGTTCGGCCTTGGCCGGGGCCTCTCCGACCACCCACGGCAAACCGTGCCGCTCCACAAACTTGGCATAAAAACGCAGTCCGCCGCGCTTGAAGGCCACGGGCCAGAGGCAACGGGACAGCAAGCGCAGACCGTAGGGATTGTCGTAGGTGGCATGGTGCTGGACAAAGACGAACTTCCCCGCTGGCAGCGGCACCGGCTGTGCGGCGATACCACCGTAGACCCCCACGAAGGTCGGGCGGTTTTCGTTATCAAAGCGGAACCAGCGGGGAGGCCGGGGCACAATGTCCACCAGGTGCCACCAGTTGTTGCCGGGCCGCCAGATCAGTTCCAGCGGGATGAAACCAAAGAAGGGAGCGTCCAGGATGCCGGAAATGACGGTGCGCAGGTTGGTCCGCTCCAGGTCCTGTACAAAACGGCGGTACAGCTCCTCGGCTTCCGGGGTGGCCGTGCCGCCGTCCGGCGCTCCCGCCCGAAGCGTGAAGTCCGGGCAGTTGAGCACGCGGTTTTTTCGGGATAGCATGGCCGTGGTCACCTGGTCGTCCGCCGACAGGTCATCCAGCACGGTGGCGTCTTCGCCCCGCTTGCGTAGCACCGGATCGGGGTCCGGCAAGGTATTCAGCCACCCTTCCAGCTCGCCCAGGGTGACGCCCGCGTTCTGGCGTGTGGCCAGCTGTGTGGTCAGCTCCGCAGCGCTGAAAGAAAGAAAGGTGCCGTCCGGCAAAAAAAGCCCGTCCGCCATAGCAAAAGACCTCCATTTTCCCGTCATGGTGACAGAAAAACGGAGGTCTTGCCCGGAAAGGGCGCGGGCTGTGCAGGCAATTCACCACCCCCGGAAGTCCATTCCCGGTAATGTCACGCCCGCATACTCCCACGGCTCCGCCGCGCCCAGTTCCTTGCGGGCATCCAGCATCATGGCGCAGGCCACCGCGCTGTCGCCGTGCCGACCGCCGGTCTTGTCTTTGGTGCGCTGCTCCGGCACACGGGCCACGCCCTTGACCACGCGCAGGCTGCGGAAATCCGAAAGGATGCCCGCGTCCCTGGGCAGAAGCAGCGTCCTGTCTTCTATCCCGGCCTTCAGGAGCGGCATGGTCTCCCTGTACCAGGCTTCGGAGATCATGACCTCCCGGACCTGTTCCGGCCCGTACTGCTGCCGTGCGGCTTCCGCCAGGGCGCTGCCGTTGCCCCGTGCGTCCAGAGAGACACCGGCAAAGCGTGGCAGGGCGTCCAGGATGGCGAACAGGATTTGCTGCTGGGTACGGTGCGGGCAGTTGCGCAGCTCAAGGACGAAAGGCGGCACCAGGCGCAAATCCCGCTCTTCCGTGGCGGGCCAGAAAACGGAAAGGTCGCCGCTGCGTCCGAAGTCCACGCCGCAGAAATGCGCCTGGTCAACCGGCAGGCTGGCCAGCAGCGGCGCAAGATGCTCCGCGATCCAGCCCCTGGTGTATGTCTCGGCCACGGGCAGCGGCCAGTCCACAAAGTCGTCGGCTGGTGGCGTCCAGGTCAGCACCGGCGTGTCCCCCATGCAGGCTTCGATCATGGTCGCGGTCAGGTAGGCACCGCTGGAGCGGTTGGGGATGCAGAACAATTCCTCGTCAGCCCCGTCGCCGTAGTCCGCGATGATACCGGCCCGCCATGCCTCCTCGGCCTCCCGTGACCAGACACGGGGGGGATTGGCACGCTTGCAGATGGTCTTGAACAAGCCGTCGGCAATGGCGTCGTCCAGGGTGGTACGATGCAGGCTGTAGTTGCGCTCTCCGGAGCGGATTTCCTTGAGCAGCTCGTTGAAGGGATTTTCTTCCCCGTTGTGCGTGGACAGGATGGAGACACTGCCGCCCCACATAAGCAGGGCAAAGGCCGCCTTCATAAGCTCCGGCAAATCGTCCACAAAGGCCGCCTCGTCGATGATGACGCGCCCTTGTTTGGAACGAAGGGAGCGGGCTTCGGAAGGCAAGCCCCACACATTGAAGCCGGAGGCAAAGCGGATGCGGTAGACGGTGATGTCCCTGTCCTCGTCACGCAGGACGAGTTCCTCGGACTTTTCCGCCAGCACATTGAGCGTCTTGGCCCAGAAGGCGCAGTCACGGATGAAGGTCTGGGTCATTTCCTTGTTGTAGGAAAGGTAAAAGGTATCCTGCCCCCCGGCTTCCCGGCTTTTGGCCGCTTCCATGACGGACTGGAACGCCTCGCAGTACGAGGCCCCGATACGACGGCTCTTTTCCCAGACGCGCACGCGGGCCGTGTCCGCCACCCAGCGGCGCTGGTAGGGCAAGAGGATATTGGCCACGCTCATCTATTCCCCCGTGATGCCCAGCGCCTGGTAGATGTCCTGGGCCATATTGCCGGACAAGCCGCGTTTTCTGCTCTCTTCCGCTTCGGATTCCTTGGGCAGGCTGGTTTCCAGTTCCGCCACCAGGTCAAGGCAGCGTTTTATATCCTGGACAGTGGCCGTGCTGATTTTTTCGGGATCGGCAAGGGCCGTGCCCAGCTTGCGCTCCACGGCCTCGCGCAAGGCGGCAACGGCATCCGCCCGTGTGACGATCTTGCGCCGGGCCAGGCTGGCGGCGTGGGGAATCTTTCCGGCGGTGGCCAGCTCCTGCCGCTTCAAGGCAAGCGATTCCAGACTGGACACGGCAAAGGCCATCGAGGCGGCTTCCTTGGCATCAGTCGTGGCCAGGAGCTGTTCAAGGGCCTTCTGTCGTCCCTTGATGATGTTAACGCGGATCTCGCTTTCCGCCTGCGCTATCTCTTCCCGGCGACGCGCCCAGGAGTATTTTTGTCCCCAGCTTTTGAGCGTAGTCGCCGAGACGCCCGTGGCCTCGGCCACGGCGGCATAACTCAGGCGGTCAACGCAGTAGAGTTCCTGCGCCCGCCACAGGACATCCGTCGGGTATTCCCTGCCCATAGCGTGCCCCTAGAGGCCAAGGTTGCGTTCCAGGACCTCGATCTTGCGAATCACGCCCCGCAGCTCCTGCACGCGCTCGTTGATCTTGATGCCCAGGGCCATGACGTATTCACCGTCGATGTCTTCCGGGTCCCCAACCAGAGGCAGAGCGTGCCGGATGGAATCACAATGGCTGGTGATTTCCGCAGCGATGATTTTACGCCGGGTCCGCAGTTCCTCCCGCTGGCCCATTTCTTCCAGTCGGCTCATCTGTTCCTCGCTTCTATGATGGTGGATAGGTGCTCCATTGCCCGTGTGTTGTTCACGACCAACGTCTGGAGCGTGTCGTTCATGCGCTCGTAATTTTTTACCAGCGTGACGTTCTTCCGGTAAAATTCCGCCGTTTCTTCGTGCTTTTCGCTTACTTCCTGCAGGATGGCCTCATGCTTTTCACTGATGGTGCGCAGGGCCTCCTGGGTGTCCTTCCGGTACGCCGCCAGCACCCGCTCGATGCGCTTGCCGTGCCGGTAATCCAGGATGAACACCAGTGCCACGGCCATCGCGGGAATGGAGGCAAGGAACAGGAGGATGCCGGGAACCCCCAGCGCGAACAGCGATTCTATCAGCGGCAATGCGGCCGTGAGGGCAGCGTTCAGTTCATTTCCCATGATTTCCTCGCGCCTGATAACAGCGCAGGGCGGCGTCCAGGCCTCCAATATAGGCTCTGAGAGCGTCGTCCCGCGCCAGCAGGCGAGCTATATTTTCAGGGCTGTCCAGCGGTTCCGCAGCGTCCAGCTCCGGCAGGATGGGTACGGATGGGGCCGGGCAGTCAGGCAAGGTGAGAATGGGCGGGACGGATGCCTGACGGCCACAGCCGCTACAGAGGACGATTGAGACGAGCAACAGCACGGCGGCGTGTTTCATCGTCCACTACCCTGGCCTGTTCGGCGGTAGTCCTGGCACGGGGCCTGGCCTGCCGCACGATGGCGTCACGCTCCGCCGCGTCCCGCTGCGCCTGCGCCTCCCGCGCCAGGCAGCGCCGGGCATTTTCTGCCTGGGCCTCGGCGTTCGCCCGGTATGCCTCAGCCGCCGCTTTCCAGTAATCCCGTTCAGTGGCTGTGGCGGCATGATGCAGCCTTTCCGTGTCCAGCGCGCCCTTGGTAAGCAAGAGCGCGTAGGAAACAGCCACCAGCGCGAACACGGTCCCTATGCCGATCAGCCGGAGCATCATGTCCGTGCCTCCTCTTCAATGCCCCGACCCCAGCCGGCCTTGATATACGCCCGCTGCCGCTCCTTCAGGATGCGGCGTGGATACTGGCGGTTTTCGGCAAAGGCGGCCCGTCCGCGTCCGGCGTTCACGTTTTCCACGGAGTCAAACCACACCCGGTCATCCAGACCCAGGGCACGCGCCTTTTTGCGGTCGCGGTTCACCCAGCCCAGTCCTCCGTTATAGGCGGACAGGGTAAAGGCCATGCGTTCAAAGTCGTCATGACCGGCCACACGGTCCCACAGCCATTTGTCATAGACACAGAGCGCCCGCAGGCTCCAGCCGGGATTGAACGGCGCGGGCTTGCCTGTTTCCGGTGCCACGGAGGGCAGCCAGCGGGCCGTGGCGGGCATGAACTGCGCCAGCCCCTGCGCCCCCGCATGCGATACGGTGTCGTTGCGCCACCAGCTTTCGGTGTGAACCTGCGCAGCGAAAACGGCCACCGGTGCGTCCAGGCCCCAGGTGGCGTGGGCCGCCCGGACGAGCGTTGCCCGGTACTGCTGCGCCGCGCGGGGGATCGTCACCTCAGCGGCGTGGGCCGAAGCGCCTGCAAAAAACACCGTCATCGTCAGGACGAAAGCCCGGATTTTTGCGCCCGACAAGGAAGGCAAGCGTTTTGCCGGGGGAATGGACACAGGCGTCCATGACCCCGAAAAAGCACGCCGCCTGACGTTGTATGGCAGGACAAGACGGGCTTTCATCACAGCCCCAGCGCCACGGCGATGACAAAAGCCGCGATAATGACGGCCCGGCGCGTCAGAGCCGCGCAGAAAGGCCCGTGATAACCAGTGGCGATGGGAAAGTCCGGCTGACCGTCTTCCCCCGTGGCCTCCGGGTCTTCCCGCCAGTCCTTGTCCAGATAGGAAGACGGCAGCGCATAGGGAAACGCCAGAAAGTCAAAGACCATGCCCGCGATGGCCGCCACCACGACCAGGGCCAGCTTGTAGGCCACCACCGGTCCCTGGGCGGGAGAAAAGAACAGCAGGGCCGACAGCAGGACGATACCGCACAGGATGAACAGGGCCAGAAGATACCGGGGATTACAAAGGAATTTCATTGTCACGTCACTCCATCCGCGCCGGGTTGATGGCCCCGCCGGGAACAGGCCCCGGCGGGTCAAAAGGAGAGCGACGGACCGGCGCGAAAGCGGCCCGCCATGACCAACATGCCATGACGGGCCGCCATGCGCCCGGAAAGGACGCGAACAGTGCGAACTTTTTTACTCGTCAAAGTCCCCGCGCAGCTCTTTTACTTCCTTGGATCTGACGCGCACGGGATTCTCCTTGAGCCGGACAAGTTTGCCTTCCGCAATATAGTCGTAGATGGTCCGCTCGGAAACATTCAGGCAGTAGGCGGCCTGCCGGACGTTCAGCAGGTCATGCCTCTCGACCATCTCCTGAGGGGTCAGTGTGTACGGCCTGACTGGGGGCACACCAGGATAACGGATAGGCAGGGGCAGCGGAAATCCGGCGGGACGTTTCAGGGTGCAGTGATCCGCACAGCCGATGCAGCAAAAAACGTCGTCGCGCACAAACCAGAATGGTTTGCGTCGTCCGCGCAGAAAATGGGGGCAGCCCAGCCTTTCGTAAACGCTGCGGTCAGGTTCGGCATCATACGGACGCCAGCCCTCACGGGTCAGTGTCACGATTTCCTGTATGCGTGTTCTGGACATAGCAACCCCCTAAAACAGCCTGGAAAAAAGTTCCTTCCCTTCGCGTTCCGTCTGGGCGCGGCACGCTGCGCACTCTCTCCGGTCCAGGCGGCGGCAGTGGGCACAGCGTATTTCCTGCAGGGCCGCCGTCAAATCTTCACCCGTCACTCTTGGCATGGGGGCAGCCGTATTGCTTTCGGGGACGGCTCCGGACAAGGCCGCCCGGATTTTTGCCACCTGCGTGTCGATCCTGCCCGGATACGTTCCGGCCAGCACCATATACACCGTGGCCCGCTTCAGTTCGGGATGCGCACGGCAAAAGGCGTGGACGGACACATACGACGCAAGAATCCTCGCCCGTAGGCTGCCGGCATCGCTATTCACCGCCCCCGCCTTCGGCTTTTTGCCTTTTCTCGAAAGCCTTTTCCCTGCGCTGCAGGTCAGACAACAGGGTGGAAATCTGTTCCCCGTTCTGCATCCAGACGAACAGCTCCACACCAAAGGCCCGCTTACAGCGAGTGTTCAGACTGGTCATGGAATAGCCCAGCTTGCGCCAGATAGCCAGGATTTGCCGTTTCTCGGAGGCAAAGGGCATGGAATCCGTGATCTCGATCCAGTCCGGCCTGCCATGTGCCGTCACGCGGCGGTTATGGCTCCTGGCGGGCGCGGTATAGGTCACCCCGTGGCTTTCGGCAAAAAGTTGCACCAGCCGGGACAGCTGGTGGATGGTCATGTCCTTGCGGCTTTCCACCCCGAACTCGGACCGCAGCAGAGCGCGGAAGGCCTCCTCGTCCATGTTAGGGAGCTGTTTGCGGGCAATCTCGACCTTGCGGTACAGGCCCAGGCGCATTGTGTGCTTATCCACGGCCACGACGTTGCTCCTTGGCTATGGTGACATCATCCACGGGAACAAATTGCACTTTTCCGTCCAGGCTTACCCCCACAAGCCAGATACCTTCATATCCCAGCACGGGCGGCGTTCTGGTCCAGGTCCCGTAATAGTGGGGCCAGCCGTCTACCTCCCGGCGGACGGTAACACGCGAGGGATAGGGAATATCCGGGGCCGGGGCCGGGGGCTCCAGGTTACAGAAGGCGTATTGCGCTGCAAGGCGGGCCAGACCGTCCTGGTCAAAAAAACGTGGTCTGCCGTCATCCGTATCCAGCCAGCGCCGGGCAAGGCGTACTCGATAGCAGCCTTCCGGCCCGCCGTGTAGCGGAGCCGGAGAAAGCTCCATCTTAACGCGCGTTTCCCCGGCGCGAACGCTGACGGACCCCGAAAATTTCCTTTTATCCTGTACCACGACTTACCCCCGGCGGACCTTGGCCAGCAGCAGGGCATTCAGCTTGCGGGCCAACCGCAGACGCTCGGCCTTTTCCCCTAGATCACACTCGGCTTTGGCTACGGCCTTGCGCAACTCCAGAAGCTCCGCTTCATATTTTTCACGGGCTAACATGGCGTCGGCCTGACCGGCGTCGGCCAACAGGTCGCCAATATACTCCAAGCGAACCTTGCCATTTTTTTTCACCCGTACCTGACCACGCTCGGTTACGGTCAGTATCACGCCCGTGGGGCTTTTGACCTCGCCGCGACGGTTGATGCCATAGCCCGGAAATGCCGGTATCGTGTAGAATGTCTCCATATCCTGCCTCACCCGTGCTTTACCCGGTCGGCTTCTTCCGCCCGTTTGGCATTGTTGAAGCGGTCCAAAGTTCCGACCAGGTACCCTGTAATCCGGCGCACCCGCTCAAAGCCGACGCCCTCACCTATGAAAATCTTTCCATCCCGTTCCGAATGGGGGAGACGTTGATCCACAATGCCTTCCTGCATTTATTTCACCTTAAAAATTCTCAGTTGGCCCTTGGCGGGGGTAAATGCCATCCATTCTATGCCGGTAACCGGCCAGTACCAGCAGCGGTGATGCTGAACATACGCCTGCACTTCAGGTGGCGTTTTCCCCAGGTACGGGCGGCCAAACCGAATTTTTCCGGCGTATCCGCCACGCGGCAGGTCAGACGTGCCGCAAAAGATTACCGCATCTTTTTTTTCCTTTCTGGTCATACCGACCGATATGTGCAGGCAAAGCCATTTGTTCCAGTACATTTCAGGCAGAGGCCATAAGCGGTACTCAACCGTCTTCTGCCGCCTTAGCAGCAACTCCGCCCAAGGCTGTCGGACAGAAATTGCATATTCCGGGAGGCACGTTGATTTTATTATCTGCACCGGCATGGCTACTTCCTTCGGCTGCTCTTCAGGCCGGGGCCGCCACACCCCGGCGACGCCCCCTCACGGGGGCGTTTCGCTTGAGGCTATTCTTCATCCGGGGCCGTTTCGTTGTCGCCCCGCAGCCATGCCAAAACATCCACAATCCCCTGTTCATAGCTCATGCCGGGATAGTGGGTACTTTCGTCAATGCCTTCCACAGCCCAATTTTCCACGCGGGCAATCTCGGTTTCAGTTCTTACAACTTGCATGGACAGATCTCCTTTGGGTGTATTCAGAACAACGAAAGTTGCTCTATTTTTGTCCCTATTTTTGTGTCAGTTTTGACACGCACGGCGTTTCCGCTCTATTCCTTCAGGGCCTCTTTCAGCGCCGATCCGGGCACAAACACGGCCCGCCGCCCGGCCGGGATGGACACCGGTTCACCGGTACGCGGATTCCGCCCCTGACGCGCCGCCGTGGTGCGCACCTTCAGCTTGCCCAGCCCTAGCAGCGGGACTTCACCGCCGCCCAGCAACTCTGCGGCGGCCACATCGCCCATCGCCGCCAGCGTGGCCTCCACCATGACGGTGGACACGTCCCTGTCGGGATGGGCCGCACGCAGGGAGTCTGCCACGGCTTTGAGAAATTCATACTTCGTCATACGTTGCTCCTTACTATGTGATGAGGTTACGGGTCACGGCCTCTACCGTCTCTCGTGGGTAGCCGCTGCGCAGCAGAATGGAGCGGGCCTCGCGGGCAATGTCGGCGCTGATCCGCCTGCGCTCATGCTTTCCCGCATTCTTCCAGTCCGTGCGTGATGCCAGTTCCGGCAAATCTTCCGGGATCGCGGAGGACCGGCAAAGAAGGACCTCCGCGAACCGCATCCCCAGCGTCTCCAGTTCTTTCTTGGTCAGCTTGTACGCCATTCGTCTTTCTACCCGTTGTCGGGCACGTCCTCCTTGCTGATTTCAATGAAGAACGTATCGCTTTGTTGCCGCTTCAGACCGACCAGCTCCAGACGTTCATCTGGCCAGCCCATAGCTGCGTCCCTGTTGATTTCCTCCTTAACGCGGATACCCTCGGTCAGATGGTACTGGTGCAGGCGGTCCAGCGTCATTTCAGCCGTCACACCGCGCATCTGGACGATCTTCGTGCTGGCCCGGAAGCCGATGACCCCGAAGCCCATGTCCAGACTTTTGCTTTTCGCGAACAGGTCCTGCCGGTTCAGCTTGGCAAAGACCGCCACGGCGTCCGAGAGTTCCTTACGCCGGGCCTGCAGCGGTCCGGCAAGCTGGCTGGCTTTGGACTTGGCCGTATCGACAGCTTCCCGCATGTCGTTTTCGATGGTGGAGAGCTTGCGATCCAGTGCGGCCATTTCCGCCAGCGCCCCTTCGCACTGCGCACGGTCCGCTATGATGTAGGGGTCGGGCTTGATGCGGGCCATTACCGCCCCTCCCCCGCCATACCGACGGCGAGCAGCCCGGACAGCCTGATGTTTTGCGCGACAAGCCGCAGGGCAGCTTGGGGAAGAATGATTTCCATCCTCTCTGCGGACAAATCCATTTCCGCCGTAGGCAGGCCATTTTCCAGTGCCCGTGCCTGTTCGGCTGCGGCGGAAAGATTCCCGCAGCAACGCGACACCAGCGCCTTCAGGTCCTTGTCCTGGATGCGCGCCGCAGCGCCCTCAAGCACAACGCCAATGGACGTGAGTTCCTCTTCCAGCATGACTATTCCTCCGTTATCTGATTGTTTTCATTCATCGGGCGGCTGAACCGTGCCTGCAGGACATTGCAGGCTTCCAGGATGCCGTGCGCCGTTTTTTTGGCGTAAGGGTCCGCACAGAGCATGAGCCGTGCGATGGTGGCCGCCGCCGCGCGTTCTCGTGCAAACGGGTCTGTTTCCCTCACCGGCGGGTACGGTGTTTCCGGGTGCATGTCTGCTTTGGTAGTGCTTCTCCAGATGACGGCATTCCGCTCATCTTTTCCCGCCGGGGCAATGAATCCCTCCTCGGCCAGCCAGTTGCAGTAACGAAGCGCCCGCGTGTAGGACACGCGCGTCATCAGGGCGCATTCCGATATGGACCATCCGGGCTTTGCCTTGCGAACGAAACGCCAAAGAACTTCCGCGCATTTTGATTCACGCGGGCGACGCGCGAAGTCGTAAACAAAAAGGCCGCGTTCCACCCTTCTGACTTCCCCGTGGCGGCACATATTGTTTATGTGCTTACGGACCACATCCTGTTCCGCGACTTCTTTCAGTCCGAGAGCCTCATAAACAAGGCTGTGCGAAACTTCCTTGCCGCCTTCTCCAAGGGCCATCATGGCATTACGGACCATGTCTTTTGTGACTGTCTGCCGTGCTTCCATATCTCCTCCTACTTGCGCCGCCACGAACGGGCGGAAAAGGCCGTGTCCAGCATCTTCTGGTCCACGGCAAAGCTCCCGGAGGCCTTGGCGGAACGCTCCAGCAAGAGACACATGTTGCGTACCAGCCGGAAGTCGCCTTCCGTCTTCTGGGCGATCTCCGTGGACAGGCTCAACGGAAGGTCCAGACCTGCGGCCTGCTGGGCGTACAAGGCGATTTCCGCAGGGCTGACCGGGCCGAACTCCACCTCATAGGCGATGCGCGACCAGATACGGCGGCGTTCATGGAGCAGGCCAAAAATCCCTTCCTCCCCGATGAGGACAACGGGCGCACCCGTCATCTCGTGGATGTCCCGCAGGTCTTCGATACGGTCGATGCGCAGGCGGTCGGCCTCGTCGATAAAGATGGGCTTGGGTTCGGCCTCCAGAAGCTGCACCACAAGCTCCTTGCAGCGGTTGCCCGTATGCCGGGGCATGTCCATATTCTTGCCGCGCACCTCAAACAACAGGCGCTGCAGAAAAGCGGTCTGGCTCCAGCCCTGCCAGACGCGGACGTAGGCCCCGCCCCGCTGGTAGTGATAGCGGTCGGCCGCAACGCTCTTGCCGCGTCCGGCCTGCCCGTAGGCAAGGACAAACCCGGACAGCATCCTGTCCGCACCGGCCACCTCGTCCACCGCGCTGTCAAAGCGGATCATGGCGTCGGTCTCGATGATAACTTCGCGCATTGTTTTCTCCTCTAGGCTGACTGAACGGCCTGCCCGCGCTGGCGTGTGTACATGTCACGCAGCGCGTCGTAGCGCCGCTTCAGGTAGCGTTCATATTCAGGGGTGGCTTCATAGCCTTCCATCCATGCGGCATCGGCTGGCACCAGCTCCACGCCCCGCTCATATCGGGTCGAGAACAGGTAGGCGTAGCGTTCCTGCGAGTCCTTCCATCGCTTGAGGTCGGATGGCGTGTAGTCCGGAGCGGCGTCCATCGCCTTGCGGGCGGCTTCTTTGGCAGCCGCAAGAGCTGCTTCCGCTTCCGGCGTGACCACCGGGGCCTTCGGCAGGGGGATGACACGCGGTGTGGCCACACGCGGCGTCTCCGCCGTGAGGGCAGTCATGCGTGCCCGCGTTTCCGGCAGAACGACGTCCTGCAACAGGCTGCGCATGGTCGCCGCGCTGCTCTTTTCCTGCCGCTTCTTGAGTTCCAGAGCGGCGCGCAGCTCGGCTTCCTGTTCCGGGGTGCCGAGGATGGCGGCGGCCGGGTGCAGGCCATACGCGATGCCGTGGCGTTCCCGGTCCAGTGCCCGGCAGATGAAATCCCCGTCCAGCGTGTAGACAAGGACGGAATCCGGGCTGAAATGCTCGTCATACCGCACGAGTACCGGGTGACGCCGGGACGCCAGCCGTTCATGCCAGAACAGGCGGCCATTGAGCCGGAAACCGTCCTTCGTGATGGTGCGGACCTCTTTCTGCATCATAAGCAGGGTCAGTCGCTGCTCGTCCTGGGGGGAAAGTCCCTCACCGCGTCCGTCCTGAAAGACCTGCGCGGGCGTCTTGCCATGCAGGTGGGTACGGAGCTGCGGCCTGTTCTCGTACTCGGCGAACCAGCGGGCGACCTGCGCATGGGTCTCTTCCAGCGTCAGGGGACGGCCGCCGAGCTTGTCATACAGGCGACGGTGCAGCTCCTCCCCGCGCTTCATGCGTGCGGGCTTGTGGGCAATATCGTTGCCCGTGTACGAAGGCATCCACACTTCCAGTTCGTGCATGGTGCCGAAAAAGCGTTCAATGGGCTTGGACTGGCCGTGATACGGCCACGCATGGATGACCTCGCAACCGAGGTCGCGGTACAGGCCAAGGAAACCCGCCTGTTCAAAGTCAGGACAGCCCTTGAAAAACTTGGCGCGGAAGGCCCGTCCGTTGTCCAGATAGACGACGCGGGGGAACTTCCCCAGCATGATGCAGGTCCGACGGAACGCGGCGGAAATGCTGGCCGTGTTTTCCGTGGGCATGATCTCCCAGCCCAGCGGATGATTGCTGGCACCGTCGTAGAACAACACGAGGGTCATGCGTTTGGCCTTCCCCGTTTCAGGGTTCAGCGTCTCGAAATTGAGCGTATGGCCGTCGGCGATGACGACATCCCCCACACCGACAAGGCTCCAGTCGCGCAGCAGGGAGATGGCGCACTTGTCGTTCCATGCCTTTTTCCCTTCCCGGAACAGCGTCCACTCGTCGAAGCACTCCGACGTGTACCGGGTCACGAAACGGCGGATCGTCGGCTCGGAGGGGATGTACAGGCCCTCGGCCATAAACTTCTTTTGTACTTCCCGGACACACTGGCTGATATTGGGCGCGTTGGGGTTGAGGATATGGCCGAGAATGACCATCTGGTGGCGCTCGGTCAGCGCGGTGCGCCCACGGTGGGCGACGCCGCGCTTGTCCGCCAGAGCCAGCACACTGCCTGCACGTTCCTGCTCCAGCTTCCACCGTTCCAGCGTCTGCCATGACACCGGCCCGACTTCCTCAAGGAGCTTGGGCCATGCCCCCGCCTTGTAGGCGGTGACGAAGGCATCCTTTTGTGCTCTGGTGGCACCGAACTTGCGCTGCCAGGCGAGGTACTGGCGGACGAGGTCCGCCTTGGCCAGAGCCTTGTAACGACGGCTATCGTCCATGATGGCCGTGGTCGTGGTCATAGGAAGGACAGGGCGGCGTTCGGAGCATACAGCGGCGGCGTGCTTTTCCTCTGCCGTGCGTATGGCCAGCCGCGTTTCTTCCGGCATGGAAGCAACAAGCCACTCCTTGCCACCGCCACGACCGGCACGCTTGCGAAATTGCCAGTTTTCACGGCTGGCACGAAACAATACGGCCCTATCTGTCAGAGACAAGAATTTAGCTAATTCAAGCGCGCTATATGCTTCCTTGAGCGCCATACATCCCCCTCTAGGCTACGCTTGCGGTCCGCCGAGGATCGAACAACAGCCGTTCAGGCACACCAAAAGAACGAAGGGCATCCAGAACTCTCGGACTATGCCGATAACCATTCATTGTTGCGGAGACCGTTTGCCGGGTGACACCAGCGGCCTCGGCAACATCCACGAAATTGACCCCCTTATTATCGAGAATGCGTTGTATTTCTCTTTTGGAGTCGGCCCGCTTCCGCCCGTAGGGTGCCAGCTTGCTCATCACTCCCCTCCATTTGCGCGTATTTTCTTGGCGTTGATAAAAAATAGGCGGCCTGCTATGGCTTTCGGGATGGCTTACTTGTCCCGTCATTTGTCAACCGCCTACAACGCCTTTCTATAAATTTTAGCTAAAAAATACAAGCAAAAAGTTATTTCAGAGTTCAAAAAAATAACATTTTAGCTATCTATACGAAAAATATAGCTTTTAGGCATGTGGGCATTTCGACGTTTGCTTCGGAGTTCAGCGATGGAATGTTCGAAATCATTTGAGGAAAAATTCGCACGGATATGCCAGGTCACCCACACGGATAAGGACGCCGCATTAGCTAAAATCTTGGGCATCAAGGCACCGTCCGTGGCGGCGGCCAAAAAGAGGCAGCAAATCCCTACGGGATGGGTCGAAAAAATCGCGCTCCAATATGGCGTCTCCGCTGATTGGATCTTCTTTGGGCGCGGCCCCATGACGATCATAGAGGCCGAGGGGGTGCCCCCCGATGAGGCCAGCAGGCCACAACCCAGCCATATAGCCCCACGCATCGATCAGCTTGAGCGTGAGCTGGAGTTAGAGAGAGGCGAGCGTAGGGAGCTAGCGGCAGAGAACCGCAGGCTCTATCAGGAAAAGGAGGTCCTTTTACGGGAGAAGGCAGACGTGCTGCGAGAAAATGGTCTGCTGCGAGAAAAGATCGCGCGCCTGGAAGGGGAACTCGGCAGAGGCCCTTCTCTTTTTGACGAGCATCACAATACCCGCCCCAGTGAAGATGGCCCCCTCCGTCCCAGGGGGTAA